ATGGACACGTCCGATGAAATGGTTAATAAAATTTCACTTTGGAAAAATATGTTTGAAAATAAATCTCCGTGGCTCGTTGAGGAAAATTCAGCAGCACGAAGTACTGGGCTTCCGAGTGCGGTTGCTTCTGAACTTGCACGGCTCACAACGATTGAATGTAAAATCTCTGTGACTGGTTCAGAACGTGCAGATTACATAAGCCAAACGCTTGAACCGCTGCGGGACAAATTGCGCAGCAGATTGGAATATGGGCTTGCTGAGGGTGGTTTGATTTTCAAGCCATATGTCAGTGCAGGCAATATCTATATTGACTGTGCCCGGCAGGACAGCTTCTATCCAATCGCATTTGACGATTCGCACAGTTTGTCTGCTGTTGCATTTGTGCAGACATTGACGCGTGGCAATATGATTTACACAAAGCTCGAATATCATCATATGGAAGCTGATGGCTGTCATATTGAAAATAAGGCATTTTCTAAAAATACACTTGCAAAGTCAGCTGAAATTTTAGGGCAGCAATGTAAGTTATCAGATATTCCTGAGTGGGCTGATGTTCAACCGGAAGCAATTCTAAAAGATGCAAATAAATTGCCATTGGGCTATTTCCGCATGCCTGCAGCGAATACATCCGATGCAGATAGTCAGCTTGGCACATCTTGCTATTCACGTGCTGTTCCAATTATTCGGCAGGCAGATGAACAATGGGGCCGCATTTTGTGGGAATATGAGGGTTCAGAACTTGCGGTACATGCAGACGAGAGCATGTTTAAACGCATTGATGGAACGGTGGAGATTCCAAAAGGCTATGAGCGGCTATATCGTAATATTCCGGGCCTTGATGATGATAAAAAGATGGATACATTCTCCCCTGCTATTCGCGACGCATCGCTATTTAATGGCATGAACGAAATATTACGTCGGATTGAATTCACTTGCGGATTAGCATATGGTACGTTGTCAAACGTGCAGGATGTTCCACAAACGGCAACACAGATAAACGCATCAAAGCAGCGTAGTTACAGTACTGTTAAAGATATTCAGAAATCGTTACAGAATGCGCTTGATGACCTGATTCAAGCTATCGATTATTGGGTAACAGCAGCGGATGAAATTAACATCGCGCCGGGTACATACCAGACCGCATATGACTGGGACGATTCAATTGTGAACGAGCCATCACAGGAAAAGCAAATGTTCTGGCAATACGTTGTTGCGGGCAAGTTTCCATTTTGGGCTTATCTGGTTAAATTTGAAGGGTATACAGAAAAAGATGCAAAAGCAATCGCAAGTGAAGCACAGCAGGCACAGGCAGACCCGTTTGCGGATGGAAATGGAGGCATACAGAAATGAAATACAGAAAAAAGGTAATTAATCCAGATGAAATAGAAGCTTGTAAATTATCGTTTTGTCCGGAAGAAACAACTCCAAAATGGATTGATGCGGCATTAGCTTCTGGAAAAATTTCAGTGGTACGGTGCTATAGAAAAGTGAATGTTAACCAATATGGATATAACACGACTGTTGCTGAGGGGGATTATCTTATCCAAGGTGCGAGAGGAGAAATCTTACCTTGCAAAGCTTACATTTTTGAAAAAACATACGAACCATGCTAACCCCTGATTACCTAGACCACTGTACAGATGATATCGTTGACCTGTGCAGCGAATTAGAGAATCAAATTGTTGCTGATATTGTCAGGCGACTGCTGAAAACAGGCCATATGACCGATACGGCAGCATATCAAGCGGCTATAGCTCAGCAATCCGGTTTATTGTATTCGGATATTGTTCAGCGAGTGTCGAAACTGTCTGGATTATCTGCAAGACAAGTTCGAGCAATGTTTGAAGATGCAGAAACTGCTTGCATTGCAGCCGATAATCGTATCTATATTGCTGCAGGACTTAAACCCGCTGTGAAATTATCGCCAATCATTTACAGACAATTAAAAGCAGCTATTAAGAAAACATCTGGACATTTGCAAAATTTAACTATGACAACAGCGAGCACCTCACAATCGGCATATATACAAGCTGCCACAATGGTTGAAATGCAGGTCAGTTCCGGCGCATTTGATTACAACACTGCTATTCGCATGGCTGTTAAACAAGTAGCACAAACCGGATGTACCGTGTCTTATCCATCTGGACATATTGACAAGATAGATGTTGCCATTCGCCGCGCTGGCCTTACAGGTGTGAATCAAAATATGGCTGAGCTTACTCTTTCTTATGCTGATGAAATGGGCGCGGATTTAGTACGAACAACCGCGCATTCGGGTGCACGTCCATCCCATGCCGTATGGCAGGGCAGAGTATTCAGCCGGTCGGGAAAAAGTGACAAATATCCAGACTTTGTCGAGTCAACCGGATATGGTACAGGTCCGGGCCTGTGTGGCTGGAACTGTCGGCATTCTTTTGGGCCATACCTTCCGGGAATTTCACCCGAGATATATTTACAAAAAGATTTAAACCGCATGAATCATGCAACCGTAACTTATGGTGGGGAAAAAATCAAGTATTATGATGCAACGCAGATGCAGCGCAGCATGGAACGTAAAATCAGGGCTATAAAGCGTGAGTTAGCGGCTTATGATGAAGCTGGATTCAAAGATGATTTTGCTGCAGCGTCTGCAAAGCTGAAAGCACAGCGTGGTAAATTGAATGACTTTTGCAAACAGACAAAGCTGTTGCGGCAGAATGAGCGCGAACAAGTGCTTGGGTATTCGCATAGTCAGGCCGCTAAGGCTGTTTGGGCATTTAGGAGGTAGTAAGATGAAAACCGTTATTATTAGTGATAAACCTTATGGAAAATGGTTATCAGAATCACTTTCAAAACTTGATAAGATGAATATAGAATCATTTGCAATTATTGGGCTAACAGATAATCATGAGACAGTAACAGGATATTATAATTGTGATGTGAGTGATAAAGCTGTAATGGCAACAAATATTCATGCCGACGCATTATATGATACCGTAATTGCTAATGCTGATCAGATCGTAAAGGCCGCGGAGGAACAAAACGAAGATAATAAAGAGTAAGATGAATAGTTTTATATGTCCTTAGCATGACATTAAACCGCTTGCTTTTTTATTGCAAAATTGCCCCACCTGCCGGGCTTAAACAGCAGGGCATCAGGTGACAGCGACCACCTAAAACGCTTAGATGTGGAGGAATGTATATGACAAAAGATGAATTGAAAGAAATTGGCCTGACTGACGAGCAAGTGAGTAAAGTCTTTGCAATGCATGGCAAAGAAATTAACAAGCTCAGGGACAATATTACGGATCTCAAAAATTCAGAGACGGGCCTTAAAAATGACCTTGCGGACCGAGACAGCGAAATTTCTGATTTGAAAAAGTTAGATGCTCAAGGAGTTAAGAAAAAGTATGATGATCTGAAAACTGAGTACGACAATTACAAAGCAGATGTAGAGAAAAAGAGTGCTCAGCAAGAGTATAACGACCGCCGCAGCGCATTTTTTAAAGATACACAGTTCACGGATGATTATACAAGGCGTGGCATCTTGTCCGAATTTGATGAAAAGAAATTTCCCTATTCGGATAAGGATAACACCTTTACCGGTGCTAAAGAATGGCTGGAAGAAGTTAAAAAGGCTTCCCCCACATCATTCAAAAACGCTTCTGGTGGTACCCCCCGCATTGTAACTCCCGGTGGTAAGGAACCGCCAAAGCCTGTTACAGCAGAAGAATTCGCAAAGATGAAGTTCGCAGACAAAATTAAATTTAAACAGGAAAATCCAGACGGCTATGAAGCATTAAAGAGCGCGCCGCCTGTACAACCTAAACAGGAGTGATAATTTATGGCAGAAACAATTTTTGGTCTTCCCTTTGACCGTGAAATTTTTGTTGATACATGGAATGCTGAACCGGATCCAACTAAAACAGCAATGATTAACAGTGGCGCGGTTGTTTCGGATGGTGTAATTGCAGAAAAAGCAGCTACCGGCAGTGATACTTTTACCGTTCCTTTTTATCATACATTGACTGGAACGCCGGGAAACTATGATGGTACTACCGATATTACAACAGCAGAGATCTCCGGAGACAGTCAGACTTGCGTTGCTTTCGGACGGCATCAAGGCTTTTCAGCGCGTGACTTTACTTATGCACTTAACAGTGCTGATCCGATGGGATTCATTACGTCCAGTGTGGCAAAATTCTGGAATAAAAACGACCAAACAGAATTGCTTGGTATTCTATCGGCTATTTTCGGAATTACTGGCGCATCTGGTAATGCTAAAAAATGGCATGATAATCATATCGTAGATCTTTGTTCTGATACAGCAACGCCTTATGTGATTGGCGCAACTGATCTTAACAACCTTGCAACGCAGGCCATGGGCGACCAAAAAGACCAGTTTGGACTTGTAATTATGCACTCCAATGTTGCACGCACGCTGGAGAATATGAAATTACTCGAATTTTGGAAACAGACTGATGCAAATGGTATTGAGCGCCCGCTGAAACTTGCAAGCTGCAACGGATATACTGTTGTCATTGATGATGGTGTACCTACTGAGGTTGTTGGTGGTACAGACGCAAATCAGGACTTGACTAAATATACAACGTATTTGCTGGGTAACGGTTGCATTCGTACTGCAAAAGCAAAAATGAAGTCCCCCGCAGTAGAGCCGTGGCGTGACCCAGCTAAAAACGGTGGTACTGATTTACTATACACGCGCGTTCGTAAAGTTATCCATCCAAACGGATTTAGCTTTACTCCTCCCGCTACTGGATATAGTGAATCCCCGACACCTGCACAGCTTTCCAATACCGCAAATTGGAGTATCAAATTCGACCCGAAAGCAATTCCAATGGCGGCACTGATTACTAATGGCTGAGGTGGTTTAATTGTATGCGACTTATGAGGACTATTCGAGCGCCTACTATGGCACTCTGATTGCAGAAGCAGAGTGGAATAAATATGAGCAGGAAGCGGCGGCATATGTTGACAGATTGACGTATGACCGCCTAATTTCTTACCCAGAAAAAGTCACAGACCGTGTGAAAAAGGCTGTCTGCGCCGTTGCAGATGCGCTGAAACAGCAGGATGATGCTGAAGCAGAGGCAAACAAGCATCTGGGCATTAATTCATTCAGCAATTCTGGATATAGCGAAAGTTATAGCAGCCCGCAATCTATTCAAAGCCATTATGATAGCCAAAAATTAGATGCAGTTGATTTGTGGCTGCCACGTAGTGATCCATTGCGCTATGCGGGGGTGTATGACGAATGATGATGGCTAATGAAGTTGCAACTTATTATCGTATGGAAGACGGGGAAAGCATATCAAAGATAATGCTGAACGGTATCACTTGGCATGAAACTTCTGTATCTGCCACTACTGATAAAGGGTTACAAATCAACAAAGAAGTTGTCGTGCGCATTCCTCCCGAAAGCATGCCGGGAGACTTTATTCCAAAAGCAGATGACATGATGGTTCATGGTGTATGCAATCTTGACGTTGGTTGTTCAGATGTATCGCTTATTTCATCCGGTGCAGTAACAGTAAAGTCAACTGCAGATAATACACATGGACTTGGCGCTCATTGGGAATTGGAGGCAGTTTAATGGCAAATGTAAGCGTTCATCTTAATTTACCAGACGCTGCAAAGATCATCACATCCCGCGGACTGCAGGATAAAGGGCCAGTACAGCGTGGACTTGCACAGATTGTGAAAGATACATGCGAGCCTTATGTTCCGATGCGGTCTGGCGCATTGAAAAATACTGCTAAAGTACAAGAGGATGGCGTGCTGTATGAACAGCCTTACGCCGCAAAACAGTATTACACGAATGCGGGTAAAGGAACGGATGGGACAGCAAACGGTGGTGTACGCGGCAAAGAATGGGACAAGCGGGCTATGGCAGATCATGGCAGCGAAGTAACTACCGCAGTTGCGAAAATGGTAGGTGGTAAGTCTGGCTGATTCAATCATTCAAGGCATTCGGGACTATATTTCTTCATGCCCTTTGCTGACAGACGGAAAAGTAAAAGTAAATTACCTTGGCAGTGAGATGGTTTCTTATACGATTGATGAAGTGCCAACGGAAACACTTGTTAAAAG